GTGCCGGCGATTGTAGAGATGAACCCGCTGGGCGCAAGCACTTGGCCGACCAGTTCCGGGAACGTGTACGTCTCAGCAGGCTGCAGCGTCTTGGTCTTGACGATCAAGTTCTGGTTGCCCGCCGTGTCAGCCGACGTGACGAGGTTGACGCTGATCGTTGCAGCCACCGCACTGTAGTTCGTCGCGGTGAACTTGTCGATGATCGCCGTGACGCCTGTGGCGGTGTACTGCGTAACTTGCGTGCTCTCAGCGATCTTCGCCGGGATCAGCACCTTCACTGAGACTGTCATAGGTCACTCCAGTTCCAACGAGTTGTTGGAATCGTATTGCGTCATTATCCAGTTTGTGCCGTCAGAAACCAAGGTGGCATTCGCCCCTGCAACAGCTTCCAAGATCGCTGTACCAGCCAAACCGCCGGCCAGAGGCACCACATTACTCGAAGCTGACACCAGCGTCTGCGCTTGGTAGTTCTGGAAGTGCAGCACGCGCCCGCTGTACGACGATGCGGTGGGCAGCGTCACGGTGCAAGACGAGCCCGACTTGTTGTTGATGATCCACGTCTCACCAACGGCAACCGTGAAGTTGGCTGTCTTGGTGACAGGCGCACCGCCAGCGCCCGCGATTACCGACGCGGGGGTGACGTTCGTCCAAATCGTACCGTTGTACTGGATCAAGTCATTCGCAGCAAGCGTGCCGAACTGCACGTTTGAGTCGGTGCCGCCCAGCACAGAACCCGTAGAAACCCTAACAAACACATCACCAGAGCCTGCGGGGGCCGCGTTGACCACAACAGCGACTGTTGCTTTGACGTTGGGGGCCGTGGGTTGCGTTTTGGTCAGACCACCTGCCACTAACGGGTTGTAGTACAGGATGTCACCATCCGCCCAGGTTTCACCGACTGGTGCGCCAGTAGTGTTCCAGCCCCGAACGTGACCGAACGACGTGATCAGCCCAAACCCGTTGGTAGCGATGTTCTCGGCGGCAATTCCCATGAGGTATTGGCCGTCGGTCAATCCAGTGGCGGGCGCACCTCTAATCACGCCGCTGGCACCCACTGCGCCAGTGAACATGATCAACTGGCCCTTGGTGATTGTGCTGTCAGCCTTGATGTAGAAATATTGCGCTTCGCCCACCGGCTGAAGCACGTTGGCCGTCATTTGGATGCCTAACGTTGTACCACCATCCCAAGCGACTGTTCCAATACTCGTCGGAACGTGTTCCGGCGTGGTGTCAAACGTCACCCACGGTAAATTGGCTTGCTGCAACGCAGCCATCGTTCCCAGCGGAGGCTTGGGCAGCGTCTGTACCTCTTGCCGCACACCGTCGATCTGCGACTGCAAGCCAGCGACTTGATCGGACATCGACGCAAGCTGCGCCTGATCGTACAGGTTGCTGAAGTCGCCGCTCAGATCCTGCGTCGGAGGACCGAGGTCTTGGTCGTCAATCGCTGGTTGAGATGCGCGGAACAGCGACAGGAAGAACTGATACCAAGCGCGATCAATGAGCCCCGTGCGTGGGTCGATGATCGGTACACGCGGCGGCGTGATCGGCGTCGGGTTGGCGGCAGGCGACGTAGCCATCAGGCCCTCGTCGGACTGAGGATCAGTTCAGCCCCCATGATCGCAACCTTGACTGGATCGGTGCCCGACAACTCGTACACACGATCGCGCAGCTTGAGCGTCATGCCGAGGCGGCGGAAGAACACGCGCTTGTAATACTCGCCGATCTTGCCCATGCCGGCCCAATGCTCGTTGCTCCAAGTGTGGCCACCATCGTCGGACCAACGCAGCATCACCTGCGGATCGTCGCCCTGACCGACATTGAGCCCCGTGCCCGACTCCAGATCAATCTGGAGCGTGTGGTGCGCGGTGCGCTTGAGGTTGTTCTGCCCGGTCGGCAGCGCCCGCCACGTCCGATACCACCGCTGGATCTGACCGTTGTCGGAGTAGTCCTCAAGGTCGAAGGCGTAGATGTTGCCGTTCTGGTAGTCGCCGACGATGACTTCGTTGTTGAAGAACATCTGGCAGTTTGAGCGGTGGCGAGTGAACGCACCGTTGCTCCAGCCAGCCCGCTCGTGCCACGAGTTCGTAGCTACGTCGTACACCCAAGTCGTGTTGGCGCTGGGAAAGATCAGCACATAGAAGCTGTGGCCATCCTGCTGGTAGGTGTAGCCGATCGCATCGGCCATGCCGCCGTACTGCTGGATGTGCCACTCGACCGCGTGCGTGCTGATGCGCCGGCCCGTGTAGCCATCGGCGCGGTAAACGATGCCGTGTCCACGGGCATCAGAGCCCAGCCAAAACACGCCGTTGTCCATCTTGGCCACCGAGTACGGTGCAGCGCAGCCAAGCTCGTTGAAGGCCCCTTGGATGCGCTGGAGAGGGAAGTCTGATGCGCCAGAGTTGTACCAGACCTCAACGCTGCCAGTGCCGAAGACCCAGATCTCGCGGAAGTTCGACAGGATCGACACCACGCCGTCAGGCGAACCCTCGGCGCTGGCAAAGTCCAGCGGGTCTACGCTGGTGCCATCGAGCAGGCTCGTGATCCAGATCTTCTGGCTGTTCGGCTCGTTGAAAACGAAGTAGCCGTCGAGGTAGCCCACTGTCACCGCGCCGGGAAAGTCCGGATCGGTGATCTGCGCGAAGACGTTGGTCTGCGTGTTGAAGATGTAGCCGTTGGGGTTGGCAGCGATGAACAACTGGATGCCGTTGTCCGCCATACTCACCGGCCCCGTACCGGCCACAGTGCCCAGCAGCGTCGCGGTATAACTGGTGTTGATTCTGTACAACTGCGTGCCGCTGACGACGAAAGCCGTGGTGGCGTCGTTTGAGAACGCCCACAGCCCTCGGATGGGACCAAGCCCCATCTCGGCTAACTTGCGCAGCCCAGGTGCGCGGTTCAAAAACGCCGGCTCCTTGCCTGCCTCCGGTACGATTTCCGGGAACAGGTTCACGCATCTGTTGTCCGCAGCGTTGACGCTGCGAGCCACATACGATGAGCCGAGGATGGGAGACTTCATACTGATCTCGCATCAACTTCGAGCGGATTGCTCCAGTACCCATACCTGACGCTGTACCACGCATACGCCGCGTACCAACGCAGCACACCCATCTGTTGAGCCTGCTGCCAGTGCCGCTGCTCGTGACGCACGAGGCGTGCATCGTCCATGCGCTCGGCGATGATGTAGATACCAAACGGTGGCAGCGAAATACCAGCAAACCCCGTGGCTCGAAGGAACCATCGGATGATGTGACGCGCTGGACGCGGAGTCATATCAATAATTCGAGGTGTAGATGTTGAACCGCTGACGAGTAGCCACCAACGAGTACGGCATCGACATTACATCGTCCGGGTTGTTGATGCGCTTCAAGTTGCGCTTGCTGGTCATGGCGATGCGCTGCACCTGGGCGGACGGCTCCACGCCGAACTCAGGCGCAATCTCCATCGCCAAGTTGTAGACGAACGCCCGCAGGTAACCCGGCGGGAACGCGAGCGTGGTGGCCAACGTCGCAGGAGCATCTAGCTCTTGCACACTGACGATGTGCCACTCCAGCAGCCGTGTCGGCACCGGGTAGATGTACATCTCAATGTTGGGGTAGGTCATGTTGACCCACAGCACCTGCGGGTACGTCGATGTCACGGTCTTCACCGCGATGCCGTCGTACTGCTGCTGGTTGATGATCTTGATGCCGAAACTGACGTTGGTGCCCGGGTCGCGGAAGTACGTCGCGTCATCAACCAAGATGGGCCGGTTGCCCACAAAGTCACCCGTTGGCCCGAGCGTGCGCTTGAGCGTGCTGGTCGGCCAATTGAAGATCTGATCCTGCGTCGAGAACACCGACAGACGCTCGGTGTTCCACGATTCGATCATCTGGTTCAGTGCTGTCAGCGAATCCTGCGAGACAGCAGCAGAAGGCGTCTCGCCTTCGGCCAAGACGCCCAGCAACCTGAGCGCCCGATTGATCTGGTCACCCGCCGTCGTTGACATTCTCGGGCTCCTTTCGAGGCCGTCCGCGCCTTGGGAGTTGGTTCAGAAACGCGGGTTGCACTTCCTCATCCGGAGTGTAGCGTTCCCAGCCGTTGCGCTCGTCGGCGTCGGCCTCCAAGTCCATCGTGGCGACTTTAGCGCCGTGGATCGGATGCTTCAAGTAGATTACTGCCATTGGAAGAAGGGGGCACGAAGCCCCCTTTGGATTACGAAGCCATCACGATCCAGTCGGTGCCGTCGCACACCAACATGGCCCAAGCGCCAGCAGACGCGGCGAGGATCGCCGTACCTGCGGTGCCAGAGTTGATTGGCTTGACGTTCGACGACGCCGAGATGACCGTGTAGGTCGCCGACAGGTTCTTGATCCACACCACGCGGCCCGTGCTGGCCGAAGCAGTGGGGAACGTAACCGTGACGTTGGCCGAAGCTCCGTTGCAAACGACGAAGTTTTCGGTTGCACCCAGCGTGAACGAAGCCGTCTTGGTGACGGGCGCGTTCAAGTCGAGTTGCGTGCCGTTGAGCGCACCCGTCACCGCCACCGAAGCGCCAGTGATGGCACCGGTAACGGTAACGCTTTCGAACTCGGGGTCGCTATACGCGACACCGACAGCCTTAGTATTTGGCATGTCCTTGTCCTTTCAAAAACGGGGGCCAAAGCCCCCAGTTGATTACATCAGGAACGCAGACCAAGCCGCATCGCCCGTCTTCACGAACAGGTAAGTGTGCGCACCGAAACGCGGCACGGTCACAGAACCGTAGATCGTGATGCCCGTGCCCGTGGAGACGGGAACGGTGGACGAAGAACCAGAGTTGTTGTTGTTCGTGATCGTCAGCGTGAACGACGAGCCAATCTTGGCGCTGGGGATGGCAGCGTCAAGAAGAGCAGCCGTAGGCAGCGTGACGGTCAGCGTGGCGTCGCTGGCCTTCTGGCAAACCACCAGACCAAGCGCCACTTGTGCGCCGGTCAGAGTGGTGTCGCCGGTCAGGGTCGCGGGGACGGTTTGAACGCTCAGTTTGGCTTCGGTCAGATTGCCGTCACCGACTTGATAGCCACCAGCACCATTAGGGAGAGCCATGATGTATTCCTTTCAATGTTCAGTTGCAAGAGAGGGGGCCGTAGCCCCC